AAGGGAGTAGCGTCTGTTATATGGTTAAAGGATATTAATTTTCCTTTTACCGTACCAAGACCTCCTGCTCAAGAAATGACTTGGGCGGGGGTCTTACACATCGGCGGATTGCCTTGGTTATTATATGAGTACTCCGAAGAAAAACTAAAGGACACTCGAAGAAAAGTATAAAATTATATGGCTAGAAAAAGAAAGACTCTTGCGGGAGCAAACTTAGATTTACAAGAGATCGAACCACTCACTAAAAACCAAGTAGTGGCTTTCGAGAGTACTAAAAACCTAATGCTGCACGGAGTAGCAGGAACTGGAAAAACGTTTATATCTTCTTACTTAGCGTTCGATGATATGACCAAAGGTTTATACGAAAAACTAGTAATTATAAGAAGTGCTGTACCTACTAGGGACATAGGATTCTTACCTGGAAATGAAAAAGAGAAGGCTTCAGTCTATGAAGAACCTTACAAAGATATTTGTATCGAACTTTTCCAGCGAGGAGACGCATACGAGATACTCAAAACAAAAGGATTAGTACACTTTATGACTACTTCTTTTATTCGTGGAGTTACATTGCGAAATGCAATAATTCTAATTGATGAGTGTCAAAACATGAGTTTTCACGAACTAGACTCTATTATCACTAGAATGGGTCAAGGGTGTAGAGTTATCTTTTGTGGTGACTTTCGCCAAGCAGATTTAGCAAAAAATGGTTTGAAAGACTTTGTACGAGTCTTGAAAGCTATGGACGTATTTGATTTTATTGACTTCGATATAAAAGATATTGTACGAAGTGAATTTGTCAAACAATATATAACCGCAAAAACAGATTTAGGATTATGAAATTTAGTCAAAGATTGGATATAGCAATTATACTGTTACTACTAGTATATGTTATCATATTATGAAAGCTGTAATAAGTAACAGGATTTATTTAGAAGTAACGAGAGAATATAAAGAGTTTTTAAGTAAAGAACTCACATACAAAATTCCCTCGCCTAACCCTAAAGATCCACCTATTGTTATTAAAAATATGGCACGAGTTCGAGAGGACTTGGTTACTATTCCTATTGGAAGAGTAGATTTAATCCCAGATGATTATGAAGTTGTCGATAGACGAATAAACAAGCCTGAAGAGTTTCCAGAATTTAAGTTTGAATTACGACAAAGCCAACAGGATGTTTATAACGAGCTTGAAGACAACTGCATAATAAACGCATGGGTAAGTTGGGGTAAGACTTTTACGGGGTTGGCGATAGCCGGAAAACTCGGACAAAAAACACTCGTTATTGTGCACACAGTTCCTCTACGGAATCAGTGGGCAAAAGAAGTGGAGAAAGTCTATGGAATTACACCAGGCATCATAGGCAGCGGAAAGTTTGATCTTGACGCTCCTATTGTGATTGGGAATACCCAGAGTTTATACCGTAATATTCAGAAGATTAGAAAAGAATTTGGAACAATTATATTGGATGAAATGCATCATGTGAGTAGTCCAACTTTTTCCAAAGTTATCGACACAAACTATGCACGCTATAAGATCGGACTGTCAGGAACGATAGAAAGAAAAGATGGCAAGCATGTAGTATTTCGGGACTATTTTGGCAGTAAGGTATTTAAACCGCCAAAAGAAAACTTTATGACGCCAAAAGTAGATATTGTAAAGTCCGAAATACGATTTATGGACGGAGCAAGAATACCTTGGGCAAATCGTGTAACAGCTCTAGCGAACAACGAAGAGTACCGTCACACAGTAGCGATGCTTGCAGCATTTTACGCCGCTCAAGGGCATAAGGTGTTGGTAGTATCTGATCGAGTGCACTTTCTACAACACTGTGCTGAATTGGTCGGAGAAAAAGCAATTTGTGTTACGGGTGAGGTTCCGCATGAGCAAAGAGAAACGCTTATAGATGAGATAAATCATGGCACAAAAGAAATTTTATTCGGAACTCAAGCAATATTTAGTGAGGGTATATCAGTTAATGCCCTATCTGTCCTTATACTCGGTACCCCTATCAACAACGAGCCACTCCTCACCCAGCTCGTCGGAAGAGTCATCCGAGAACAAGAAGGAAAGCAGACCCCTGTAGTTGTAGATATACATTTAAAAGGAAACACTGCTAGAAAGCAGGCTTCTAATAGAATGGGATTCTACATGAAACAGGGATGGAAAATTTCACAAATATAGGATAGAAAAATAGTTCTTGACATACGCTCTATTTTTTAGTATAATATATGCTTCTATACGATTGGAAAAAGATCTTTTTACTCACTGCAGGCCAACCATCAGGTATTTTTACAATATTTGAAATGTTAGTCAAGGATAGTATACCCCGGAATAAGTACGATCCGATTTACAAATACTATGATATAAATTTTAGTGGTGAATCGTTCCTTGTACATCCAGATGTTCTTTTATACAATTCGTTTAGACATTCTCGACAAGATATAGCAGTATACTTAGCACTAGCAAGTATGCGTTCTTTAGGGAAATACTTCGCCTCTGGCGATATTACACTAGATCTTTTGGAACTCCCAATAGATCCTTTTGAACACTTAAATAACACAGAAGATAGGCTACTTTATATTGAAGATGATAAACTTCATTTTTTATACGAAGAAGTCCCACAGGAGAAAACAAAATGGCATTAAGCTTTAACAAATCAAAGGGTTCCGCTCAAAAATCAAGTATCAGTAGCTACAGCTATGTAGACGGTGATAACTCTATTCGTCTCGTCGGCGACATTCTCGCTCGATACGTTTATTGGATTACTGGTGAAAATGATAAGAATATTCCTCTGGAGTGTCTTTCTTTTGACCGTAATGAAGAGCGGTTTAATAACAAAGAAAAAGATTGGGTTCGTGAATACTACCCCGATCTGAAGTGTGGCTGGAGCTATGTGATGCAAGGCATTCACAATGGCGAAGTTAAGATTGTCAATCTCAAGAAGAAGTTGTGGGAGCAAATCCTTACGGCTGCTGAAGATTTAGGCGATCCTACTGATTCTGAAACAGGCTGGGACGTTAAGTTCAAGCGTGTTAAGACAGGCCCACTGCCCTATAATGTCGAGTATCAGCTTCAAGTATTGAAGTGTAAGCCTCGTGCTCTAGACGATGACGAGTTAGCTCTTGTAGAAGCTCTCAAGTCTATGGACGATGTTATGCCTCGCCCCACTCCAGATGCTCAAAAAGAGTTGCTGGATCGTGTACGCGAAGTAGATACAAATGAAATTGACGAAGAAGCACTCGATAAAGAGTTCGCCATTTCATGATTCTTTTTACGGCAGACTGGCATTTAAAGCTAGGTCAAAAGAATGTCCCACGCGAGTGGGCATTAAACCGCTACAAGTTATTTTTTCAACAGATTTATTCTTTGGAAAAGCAGTGCAACATGCACATTATTGGTGGTGATCTTTTTGACCGTCTGCCGAACATGGAAGAGTTGGAACTTTACTTCTCGTTTATTCGGGAAGTAAAGATTCCTACTATTGTCTATGACGGCAACCATGAAGCTACTAAAAAGAACAAGACATTTTTTACACAATTAAAGCAAGTTACTAGAGATATTAATCCTTTAGTCAACATAGTAGATATTTCGTATATTGATCCCGATATGCAGTTTGGTATATTACCTTATGCCGATCTTCATAGAAAGGAAAGCATTGAAAAGTTTAATACAAATTACCCGTTGTTTACTCATGTTCGTGGAGAGATTCCTCCTCATGTCAAGCCAGAGGTGGACTTAGACAGATTCGAGGACTTTCCAGTAGTTTTCTCTGGAGACCTACACGCACATAGTAATACTCAGCGAAATATTGTATACCCTGGAAGTCCTATGGCTACCTCTTTTCATAGAACGGAAGTCTCTACAGGATATATTCTTATTAATCCCTCTAATTGGAGCTGGATGTGGGATGCTTTTGAGCTTCCACAATTGCTTCGTAAGACAGTTTCTTCTCCAGATGAGATGGAACCTACAGATTATCACCATACTATTTACGAGCTAGAAGGTGATATTCAAGACTTGGCAAATGTAAAGAATAGTGACCTATTGGATAAAAAAGTTGTAAAGCGTAATAGTGAAACAGCATTAGTAATAAATAAAGATATGAGCATCCAAGAAGAGTTAGTAGAGTACTTAGCCTATATCTTAGAATTAGAAGAAGGAAAAATTAAAAATATAGTAGGAACTTTTAATGATTACGCTCAAAAAACTTCGATGGGATAACTGCTTTAGCTATGGGCCAGGAAATGTTCTGGACCTGGAAGAAAATACAGTAACTCAAATAATTGGTACTAACGGTATGGGGAAGTCCTCCATACCGTTAATTATTGAGGAAGCCCTTTTTAACAAGAATTCGAAGGGTATCAAAAAAGCAGATATACCAAACAGATATATAAATAACGGATACAGCATTTATCTAGAATTTACAAAAGACACTGATGAATACACTGTGTCAATAGATAGAAAGTCAAATATTAAAGTTGCATTTCTAAAGAATGGTGAAGATGTTTCTAGCCATACTGCAACAAACACGTTCAAAACTATTCAAGAAGTCATAGGTACAGACTTCAAAACCTTTTCACAGTTAGTGTATCAGAACACAAATGCGAGCTTGCAGTTCTTAACTGCTACAGATACTACTCGTAAAAAGTTTCTGATAGACCTTCTGCACCTTGAAGAATATGTAGAACTTTTTGAATTATTTAAGGGTGTATCAAAAGACCTGTCTCTTGAGGTTTCTGCGATACGTTCTAAAATTGCGACAGTAGATAAGTGGTTAAGTGATAATAAATTGAGCGATACTACCGTACTGCCAATCGTAGAAATTAAAAACGACACGGAAGAACTTGAGAATCAATTCCGTTCATTAACAAAAGAAATTGAAAATATTTCGGAAAAAAATAAAAAAATCTCACAAAATAATCAGTACATTGACCTGTTAAAGAAAATAGATATACAGAAAGTACAGAGTATAGAAGTAGAAGAAAAGCAATCCTATGATACTTTACAGTCGGATCTTGGCAATCTCAACGGGGTCATAGCGGGTGCTAAGAAACTGATGAAAAAACTAGAAGATTTGAAGGATAAGTGTCCAACTTGTGAGCAGCCTGTAGAGCAGTCTTTTAAGCAGAGTCTAATTACGGAAGAGGCTACAAAGATTGCATTTGCAGAGGAGAAAATGCGTGAAATTACAACAAGAATACAAAAAATTAAACGAAACAATGAGCAGTTTGAGTATAAAAACAAAATGCAAAGAGACTGGGAGGAGCTTTACAGAAGCATTAATAGAGATCTGCCAATGGCCAGCTTGGATAAAGGAGAGCTCGAAGAGCGCCTGGCAGGAGTACGAGCTGAGTTGGTTTCGATGCAAAAGTCTGTGGCGGAAGCAGCAGCGGAAAATGAAAGAAGAACGAAGCAAAACACAAGAATCCAAGTAATACAAGAACAAACAGATAGTTTTATTTCACAGTTAGAAGAAGCACAAGAGTCTTTAGATAAAGTAGAAAGTGTATATTCTAACTTAGAAGTGTTAAAGAAAGCATTTAGCACAAACGGCTTAATTGCTTACAAGATTGAAAATCTAGTAAAGGAACTCGAAGAATTAGTAAACACTTATCTTGGAGAACTTTCAGACGGGCGTTTTACCCTTGAATTTGTTGTAAGTAATGATAAGCTAAACGTGCAAATAACAGACAATGGAAACATTGTCGATATTCTTGCTCTTTCTTCTGGAGAGTTGGCAAGAGTAAACACCGCTACTCTCATAGCTATTCGTAAGCTAATGAGTAGTATTTCTAAGTCACGAATCAATATTCTTTTCTTAGATGAAGTCATAAACGTACTCGATGAGACAGGTAGAGAAAAGCTAGTAGAAGTTTTACTAGGCGAAGAGAATCTAAATACCTATGTAGTCAGTCACGGTTGGACTCACCCTTTGTTAGAGAAGATTGAGGTCGTAAAGCGAGAAAATGTGAGCGCCCTTGAATGAGAAAACCTATAAGAAGGTTAGCAGCACAACGTAGAATATGGTTATTATCTAAAGCGAAAGAAGAAGAATTAAAGGAGGAATTAGATGCTAGAACTGACGGAAGCCTTAGTAAAAGCACTAGAAATGAAATACAAAGGTCAAATGGAAGAAGCTCGAGTGAATATGGCAGTATACATGACCAACCCAGCAGGGATAGGAGAGCATCCTGAGATTATAGAAGCAATCGACACTCAAGTCGCAAAGTTTGCAGAAGCCCAAGAAAAATTGGCAGCATTGGATGATATTATAGATGGTTGATAGTAGAGCAAAAGGAGCAAGAGGTGAGTACTTAGTACGAGATATGCTTCGAACAGCTACTAATCTACAATTCGAAAGAGTCCCTAACTCAGGGGCTCTTGAATACTTAAAAGGAGACTTATATGTCCCTAATGAGAAAAATAGATTTTGTATTGAAGTAAAGAATTATTCCGAGTCCCCTCTCTCAGATAAAATATTCACAGCAAAAAAGACAAACAATCTAATTCGCTGGTGGAAAAAAGTAGAAAAACAAGCAAAGGGCGGAGATCAAGAGCCCTTATTATTTTTTAAGTATAATCGTTCCCCAGTATTTGTAGTCACAAATCTACAACCTAGAGGCTCAGAAGACTGGATGTTTATACAATTTTTGAACTGTTTTATACTACTAGCAGATACTTGGTTAGAGAATGAAACAGTGGAGTTTTTAAAGAATGGCATTCAATTTTAGTGAAAAAATTATAAATCCAAGTGATAAAACCACTCTTATAGTAGACTCTTTAAACCTAGCTTTTCGATGGAAACATCAAGGACGTACAGATTTTCGATATGACTATCAACGTACTGTAGAATCCCTTGCAAAATCTTATGACTGTAAGAACTTAATTATTACAGCAGATTGGGGATCCTCTACTTATAGAAAAGGCATAAGCCCTGAATATAAGCAAAATAGAAAAGAAAAGTTTGCAGAGCAGACAGAGCAAGAAAGAATTGCATTTGAAGAGTTCTTTGAAGAGTTTGAAGCATCCCTAGAGGTACTAGAAGAAGCGGGGTACCCCATACTTCGATATAAGGGAGTAGAGGCAGACGATATTGCTGCCCACTTGGTAAAGGAAAGAGACAAGTATGGATTAGAATATATCTGGCTTGTTTCTAGTGATAGAGACTGGGACTTACTTATTCAAGATAATGTTGCCCGATTTTCATATGTAACGAGGAAGGAAGTTACGCTTGATAATTGGTCAGATCATTATGAATGCACTCCCGAAGAGTATATCTCTTTAAAATGTCTAACAGGAGATAAAGGAGATAATGTTCCCGGAATCCCTGGCATTGGACCGAAGAGGGCAGTACAGTTAATTAAACAGTATGGAGATGCAATGAATATTTATGATGCTACTCCGATACCTAGCAGTTATAAGTTTATTCATGCGTTAAATCAAAACGCAGACCAGATTTTACAGAATTATGAACTTATGGATTTAATAACTTATTGCGATGACGCAATTGGAGCTGATAATATATCAGATATTGAAAGGAGATTATCAAGTGTCGTTTAATGTTACAGTAGATTATCGACGAGATCGTTATCTATCGGAGTTTAGTAAAAAGACTCTACAAGATAGATATTTGATTGATGGAGAATTGTCTCCTCAGGATGCCTTTTCAAGAGCAGCAAAAGCTTTTGCAAATGATGAGGCACACGCACAAAGACTATATGACTATGCTAGTAAACTTTGGTTTATGTTTAGCACTCCCATTTTATCGAATGGAGGAACTACTCGTGGCCTACCAATTAGCTGTTTTCTTAACTATGTAGATGATAGTCGAGAAGGTCTTACTAGTCATTACACAGAGAATGCTTTTCTTAGTAGTGTTGGAGGAGGCGTTGGTGGTTGTTGGAACGGGGTTCGGAGTGTAGGCTCGAAAACGAGCAATGGCTCCGAAAGTACAGGAGTTATTCCGTTTCTAAAAGTAGTGGATGCAGAGATGCTTGCGTTCTCCCAGGGTGTAACTCGCCGTGGAAGTTATGCAGCATACCTCGATATATCGCATCCAGAAGTAGAAGAGTTTCTTGATGTTCGTAAGCCTACTGGTGGAGATATTAATCGAAAATCTACAAACTTACATCATGGAGTAATTATTTCAGATGAGTTTATGGAGCTTATAGAAGGGGCTACAAGAGAAGAGGGATTTGATGACTCTTGGGACTTAGTTGACCCACACTCAGGTAGAGTTACTAAAACTGTATCCGCAAAAACACTTTGGGTAAAACTCATTCAGAATCGAGTAGAAACTGGTGAGCCTTACCTTATGTTTAAAGATACTGTACAAGATGCTTTACCTCAGTGTCAGAAAGATAAAGGACTACAAGTACATCACTCTAATCTTTGTAGTGAGATTACTCTTGCTACAGACGAAGAGCGTACTGCCGTATGTTGTTTATCTAGTGTAAATTTAGAAGAGTTTGATGAGTGGCAACATGACCCACATTTTATTCCTGATTTAGTAGCAATGCTGGATAATGTGCTTACTTATTTTATTGACAATGCTCCGCGTGAGCTGTGGAGAGCCGCTTATAGTGCAATGCAAGAACGAAGTATCGGTCTGGGTGCAATGGGCTTTCACGCATACTTACAGAGACACCATGTGCCTTTTGAAGGGGTAATGGCAAAGAGTGCAAACATGAGAATGTTTCGTCACATAAAATCGGAGGCAGAAAATGCAACTCGTAAATTGGCTGAAGAAAGGGGCGAAGCTCCTGATGCAGAAGGCTATGGAGTTCGTAATGTGCATCTGTTGGCTGTTGCTCCTAATGCTAGCTCTAGTATCATTTGTGGCAACACTAGTCCCAGCATTGAGCCTTATCGGGCTAATGCATACACTCAAAAAACTAAGTCTGGTTCCAGCCTTCAAAAGAATGAGTACTTGGAACATATTCTACAGGAATTAGGAGAAGATAATGAGGAAGTTTGGAAGACTATCGTTACACAAGGCGGTTCAATACAGCACCTTGACTTTTTGGACGATATTACAAAAGACGTCTTTAAAACCGCAGTTGAAATTGACCAAAGATGGGTTATTGATTTTGCAGCAGATAGACAACAATATATCTGTCAAAGTCAATCCTTGAATGTCTTTTTCCCAGCGAATGTATCAAAGCAAGAGCTTCATGCTATTCACATGATGGCATGGAAAAAGAAAGTAAAAACTCTATACTATTTACGAAGTGAAGCGTATAAGAGAGCAGAGAATGTATCGGATGAAGCATTACGTCAATATATCTTTGAAAGTATTGACGAGGGCGCGTGTTTAGCGTGCGAAGGATAATAAATGACAAATTTACTTACAGAAAGAGAGTACTATAAGCCCTTTAACTATCCCTGGGCTTTTAAGCATTATAAAACTCAGCAGCACATGCACTGGCTTCCTGATGAAGTTAATCTTGCTGATGATTTAAGGGATTATAGAGATAAGCTGACTCCAGAGAATCGTCGTCTTATCAATCAGATTTTTAGATTCTTTACACAGGCTGATGTAGATGTTTGTTGTGGGTATGCAAAACATTATCTACCAACATTTAAACAGCCTGAAGTAAGAATGATGCTATCCGCTTTTGCAGCAATGGAAGCTGTGCATCAAGAGGCTTATTCATTATTACTAGAAACTCTTGGCTTTGGGGACGATGAGTACCAAAAGTTTTTTGAGCACAAAGAAATGATGGATAAGCATGAGCATCTGTCCAACTTTGGTATGGATACTCCAATTAATATTGCAAAAACAATGGCGATTTACTCTGGATTTACAGAAGGAGTACAACTATTTAGTAGCTTTGCAATTTTATTAAACTTTCCAAGACATAACTTGATGAAGGGTATGGGACAGATTGTTACATGGTCAGTTCGTGATGAAACATTGCACGTTGAAGGCATGTCACAACTATTCCGCACTTTTATTCATGAAAATCCAGAACTATGGAATGATGATCTAAAGTATGAGATTTATTGTGCAGCAGAGCGCACAGTAGAACTAGAAGATGCTTTTATTGACCTCTGTTTTGCAGGTGCAGAAGTACCTGATCTAACACCAGAAGAAGTAAAAGAGTATATTCGATATATTGCAGATCGCAGACTATTAGGTCTCGGTATGAAGAAAATTTTTGGAAGTGAAGACAACCCTTTACCTTGGCTAGACTATATGTTGAACGGGGTAGAGCACACTAACTTTTTTGAAAACAGAGCCACCGAATATGCACGCGCGAGCACTACGGGCAACTGGCAAGATATATTTAAATAGGAATTCTTATGGCAAACGAAAATATTAATCTCGACCTTTCTCTGGAAGAGATCAATTTAGTTCTGAATGGATTAGGAGAGCTTCCAGCAAAAGCAAGTATGGGAGTTATTCAAAAGATTCAGCAGCAGGCACAACCGCAAGTTGTAGCAGAACCTGTATCTGAGGAAGTAGAAGAAACATAAAGACTAAAGGGGCTGAATAAGCCCCTTTTTTTA